CGGCAAACTTTAGATTAGGACTTAGATAAGGAGACTCAAATGGCACTCGAAGGACTCATGCTCCATTGCGGAGCTGACGCAATCACACGGCAAGAGCTTAACAACGTCCTCCCCGGACCTGCTCTGGGTCGTTTCCATAACCCACAACCGTATTCAGACTTCGTTGACATGGTCACCGATAGCCTCGCTGATAACGGTCTTCACATTCAGAACGAGCAGTTTGGCGTCTTGGGCGACGGATCCCGGATGTTTGGCTTGATGTCTGTTTCCACTCAGCCTGTCCTAGAGGGCGAGTACATCCCGGCGGGTTCAAAAGGCTACGAGACCGTAGTCGGCTTGCGCGGATCCTACGATCAATCCCTCCCACGAGGCTTGGCCTTGGGCAGTCGAGTCTTCGTCTGCGACAACCTTTGCTTCTCGGGTGAGATCACCCTCAAAACGAAACAGACCACCAACCTGCTTCGCCGGTTGCCTGGCCTGATTTCCTCTGCTGTTTCTGCATTGCCAGCGTTGGCTAACCTTCAGGATGCTCGGTTTGAGCATTACAAGGAAGCTGAAATGAAACCCCGCTGGGGCGATGCCGCGATCACCGAGCTGGTTCGTCGCGGATCCATCAACCCCTCACACGTCGGTAAGGTCATCGCCGAGTGGGATACCCCTTCTCATGAAGAACACGCGGCTCAGGGCTGGTCGGCTTGGCGTTTCCATAACGCAGTCACCGAGGCCATCAAGCCTCCTGAAGGTCGCCCAGCAGTTCTGTCGGCTCAAGCTCGCACGATCAAGCTCACGCGGTTCCTGGACGAAGCCACTGGCTTCTCCAAGGCTGGCCTGATCGGCATCGATAGCGACGACGCTGACGTTCAGGTCGCGTAATTCTTACGGGGGCAGGGACGCCCCCCTCACCGAGGAGAAAATTATGGAAGACCAGAATTTAGTGTTCTGTCGCTTGTTGTTCATGCTGACGAAGGCCGAGTCCTCCTGGAAAGGGGGGCGGCTTTGCACCTACTCCCAACCTGCGTTGTTCCGAGGAGGGGACCGGTGGTTCGAAGTCTATCTCAGCCGCCACGGTAAGGGCGGGGAAAACCTTCTCAAAAAATACCCTTACCCGCTCTGGCAGGGCCACGCTTCGAATGCCTGGGACGCAAAGACCCAATTCCTGAATGAGTTCGAAGACGGGATGGCAGGTAGCGATTTCAAGGAGGCAGTGTAATGGGTAGACGTTCCAAACATTCCAGACTCTCTGGTGGCGACGGCATACAAAACCTGAGCACAACATCCAGGGGCATAGGTTGCCCGACGGGGCATAGCCCTGGGGCTAAGGATGACACCTTTTCCCCCGTTGGTCTCGAAGAGCCTTTCGAAAACAGAGTTCTCCGCCGGATGAAGAAATCTATCGCCCGGAAGATAGCTCGAAAGGTTGAACAGGGTGTCGATGGGCTTGTGTCTGCGACTAGGGGGAAATTGTAATGGAGACTGAACCATTCCGGCTGACGGTTGAGATCCCCATTGAGGTCCCTCCCCAGTACGCCGAAATTGTCAGTCGATTCCCTAAAGACGCTCTGATCGAGACCTGCATCGCGACGGCTCAACAGTCGGTGGACAAGATGTTTGCCATGCTGATCGCCGCACACACGGGAGGGGTCGTCGACGACAACCTGGAGATCATCCCCCCTGAGATGCCGAGGACGGATAAGGAGGTTTCAGTCGAGGAGGAGCTAACTCGAATGCAGAGGTGGCGAAGGGTCCGAGACCCCCAACGATCTGCCGACCCCGACGATATGGTCGGCAATGTTATCGACTTTGAGGCTCACAGGATGGGTCCAGGAAAGCTGGGTCCAGGCAAAGGAGGGATTATCTAATGACAGTCATGGTTCCCGAGCCGATCCGCTACTGGTCGTCCAACGGAGTCCGCTCAGGGCTCCTGGTCAACCGGGGTCGGCGATGGCTTTACATCATGCTGATGGACTACCCGATCCGGATCCGGCGAGTTCCGGTGTCAGCTATCCAGAGCATAAAAGCGTTGAAGCTGAAAGGTCAGCCGTATCCGGTGACCAGAGCGGTCAACATTTTCAAACGGTCAGTGAAGCGATGCTACGGCACCCTTCGGAAGGCCCCCAAAAACGTGAGGAAAGCTCTCAGTTGAAAGCCTCAATAAGTGAGATCCGACGTCTGCACAAGTCCCTGGTGGGAGCGAAGTCGCACCGAGATGTGTTCCTTCTCAACGGGCAGTTCAAAACGATCCTGGCAGGGTCAAGCCGGGCCGAACTGTTCATCCAGGATCCGCAGATGGTGGATAAGTGGGCGGGAACTTACGCCGCGAAAATCAAGGACAAGAACGGGGAGGAAAGTACCCTCCCGATCGAATATTTACTGGAGGATTTTTGTGAACGAAGCACGAACGTCACACGACTTGAGTCGTAACCCAGTCGACATCGTCCGAGTGATGTCGGTCCTCGGTGACCCCGAGGTCGATTTTACCCGGTCGGACTGGATCACCCTGTTCAACGAGGTCACCGACTGGTATCTGCCTCGAATGGATGACCAGGGAAACGCACTCAAGCCAATGGACGTAGAAAAACTCAGGACACCGACCGTCGATGCGGTCTGTGAAGGAATCGAACGGGTATTAAAAGAGCGGTCAATCAGAAAGTCTTACCCAGACCGTAAAAGGAGAACCAGAGTGATTAAAGACGACAGCGTTGCACGGCATGTCCGCCAGGCGATCGAGGAAGACAACACCACGTTCAAGACGTGGGACGGTCAAATCGTCGATCGACAAAAGACTGTCGGTGCATCCGAAGTTTTCAGTTGCATCCGGCGTATTGCTTACGACAAGCAAGGCTATGCAAGAGACCCTGGGTACAAGGATGGCAAAGGGTACATGGTCAGGGGAAATGTTTTCGAAGCCTGGTTCATGATTGCGCTTCTGTCCCGGCTCCCACCCGAATGGACACTCATGTACACCGGGGAAGACCAGCGTACTTATCGCTGGAAAGAATTGTCAGCCACCCCTGACGGTTTAGTGGTCTTGCCGGATGGAACGTCGTTCCTCATCGAGGTCAAGTCTCACGACCCCAGGGCGAACGTATCACAACCGAAACCCAACCATATCGCCCAGGTGAAACAACAGTTAGCACTGGTTCGGAAAGAAACGAATTACGAGCCGACCCACGCGATCATTGTGTACATCAATTGCTCCGACCTGTCGCTCACTGAGCATCGGATTAATTATGACAGGAACTTCCAGGCTATCGCCAGGAAGCGAGCCCAGGAAGCGATGCAGACTCAGACCCTCACCGACCTGACACCCGAAGGCTCATTCGCCGACGAGTGTCGGTACTGCCCTTGGGCGGTCCAGTGTGGTCAGTCGGAGCTCGCCGCAGTGCCTGGGAAAGCCAACGGGAAGACACAGGTCGATCCAATGACTGAGGCCACCTTGGCAGTCCTTCTCGCTCAGCGAGACCAGGCGGTCGCTCGAGGCAAGAGTTCGAACGAAGAGAAGGTCGGACTCGACACCAAGATCAAGAAGGTTCTGCGCGACAACAACATTTCGAAGCTCGGTCTAGCGGACTGGGCCATCAACTACTCAACCGTCTCGGGCCGCAAAGCCCTGGACATCAAAGCCGTAGAGGAAGCCGGGTTCGATCTGAACCCATTCTATCGGCAAGGGCGGGACTCAGTCCGGCTTTCCATCGTCAAACGACACCAGTAAACACAGGAGAAAAGTAATGAACCAAATCAGCACCAGTTCACCGTCAGCAATGGCAAATTTTGAGCAGTTCGTCGATGAGAACCCGTCGAAAGCGGGGATCCAGTTTCTTCGGTTCAACAAGTTCGGAGTCTGGACTTACGGGCAGGAAGGAGCGCAGGTCCTCGAGGAGGATCGGTTCGTCGCGCAGATGAACACCATGAGTCAGGGGTGGATCTGCTGGAAGGGCGGTCGTCCGGTTGACGAGAAAATGTCGACGATCAGTTCCGGAGTTCGTATCCCGGCGGCTGAGTTAGATGACCACGGTCCTTACCAGTCCTCGTCTGAGGGTTGGAAGCCGCAGGTCAGCGTCATGTTCAGGAACCTGGACAATAACGAACTGCTTCAGTACGGAACGACCTCGATGGGCGGTAAGAACGCTCTGAAGGGCTTGTCGTCCACGTTCGTCAACCAGCTTCGCGACGGGGGCGATAACTTCCCAGTCGTCCAGCTCGAGACCGACCATTACATGCACAAGACAAACGGGAAAATCTTCGTCCCGGTGGTCAAGGTAGTCGATTGGATCAACCCAGACACAGGCGCACTGGAGTCTCAGGAAAAAAGTAAGCCTGAAGTCGTGGTTGAAGACAACGTCATCGAGAACGTCATCGAGGGAGAAGTCGTCCAGAAAAAGCGCAGGAAGGTAACGGTTTAGTCCACCTCCTCTGGACCTGGGGGGGCAACCCAGCCCCCTCTTTTTTAACCAGGAGGAGTGATGGTACTGGAAAGCCACATCGAAAATTACCTGCGTCAAGAAGTACGCAGGGCCGGGGGGACCGCATTGAAGTTTGTTTCCCCCTCGCGTCGAGGAGTTCCCGACCGGATTTGCATGTTTCCTCGCGGGAGGTTGATCTTCGTCGAAGTGAAGGCACTGGGCAAGAAGCCCACTAGGCAACAAGAGTATGTACACGAGCAGTTACGCGGTCTTGGACAGATCGTCGAGGTCGTCGATTCAAAGGAAGCCGTCGACCACTTTATTGAACGAGTCTTAGGTGACTAGCAGGAATTAGCAATGAAATTTAACCCGCATAAATACCAGGAAGAAGCGATCGATTTTGCCTTCGATTTGAAGAAGGCAATGTGGGCGATCTTCATCGGCGGCGGCAAGACGGTCTGCGCCGGGACCCTGATTAAGAAGTGCCTGGCTGAGGACCCAGAGATCAAGAAGGTGTTGGTTGTCGCGACCAAGCGTCTGGTCCAGACCACCTGGCCTCTCGAGTTCGAGAAATGGGATCACCTCCAGGGCATCGAGTACCGGGTACTCACCGGAGACCCAAGGCGTCGGCTCAGCAAGATGCGGTTCGGCGACGTTCACTTCATTAATTACGAAGGGCTGAAGTGGCTGTTCGACACCGGGAAATTCGATTACGACATGGTCGTCTTCGACGAGTCCTCGAAAATGAAAAACCCCCGGACCAAACGATTCAGGGCGATTCGGGTAGCGATGGCGAGCGTCAAGCGGGTCGTCTGTATGACTGGAACGCCCGTCAGCAACGGCTTCCTCGATCTCTGGTCCCAGATTTTCCTCCTGGACTCAGGTCAGCGTTTGGGTAGGACCTTTCAGCGGTACAGGACCCAGTATTTTGACTCCGATTACTTCGGCTTCACCTTTGTCGTTAAGCCAGGGGCGGAGACAGTAATCGAAGGGCAGGTGAAGGACATCTGCTTGTCCCTCACGGGCGACAAGTACATGCAACTTCCTCAGCGCAACGACCTGATTGACTACGTCCAGTTGCCACCCTCGAAGCGGGAGGATTACGCGGAGCTCAAGCGTGAGATGGTCCTGCGTCTGACCGACGCCAAGACTGTCGAGGCGGTCAACGCCGCTGTCCTCACCGGCAAGTGCGTTCAGTTTACATCGGGCGCGATCTACATCGATGACGACGGCACCTGGGAACAGATCCACACCGAAAAACTCGATGCCCTGGAGGAGCTCCTGGACATCAACGCTGGCCCAGTCATCTGTGCATACCAATTTAAGCACGAACTCGAACGACTGAAAGCTCGCTTCCCTTACGGCAGGACACTCGACGATGACGGGATCCTGGTGGACTGGAACTGGGGCAAGGTCAGATTATTGTTTCTGCACCCCGCTTCAGGGGGGCATGGACTTAACTTACAGGAAGGGGGGAACAGAATTGTCTGGCTGTCCCTGCCTTGGAGCCTTGAGCTGTACGCCCAGACCTGTGGAAGAATTCATCGGCAAGGGCAGTCTCAGCCCACTTTTATTCACCATTTGGTTGCTCAAGGGACGATCGACGAAACAATCCTCGAAGCGTTGAGGAGGAAAGCGACGGTGCAGGACGTGCTCCTGGAGCAACTGGCTAACGAAAGGAGAAAGACAGCATGAAACCGAGCAACGTAGCAAGAAAGCCCTGTAAATCAGGCGTCACAGGAGTCTGGTGGGACGACCGTCGGCATAAGTGGACCGCGTGGATCAAGGAGAAAGGGAACGAGCACTGGACCTACATCGCCCCTTACGACACGGTCGAGGCGGCAAGATCGGTCGTCGAGGAAGCGACTTATTATGAAAGCGAGGGCGTTGACTGGCGCGAGTACATGGAGTTCAACCCTCCGATTAGACGGTACACCAAACGCCGCACCGCGTTTCGCCTCAGTGAAGCGGCCCAGCCGAGTCCAGAAACCGTGGGGAATGCGGATTCAGTGGAGCAGTGCGAACCAGCGGAAAACGAGTCTCACCCGGACCACAACTGGAAGCCGGGTAACACTGGGCCTCAGCAAGAAACCGCCATGAGACCCCAGGTGGAAGCCAGGATGAAGAAGTTCACGACTCACATGTCCGACTGGGTCAACGCCCAGGGGCGTCCGCTCCCGTATGAACAGCGTGTACAAGAAAGGAGGATCAAACCTAGACCCACTGTCGGTAACCCGGTTGTGGCCCGTCACCCCAATGGAGAAGCAGACCACATGAAAGCACCCGAGTACCTCAACAGATCGATCGCGACCCTGGCCCAGCGAGCCCGGACTTACGACGACCCGGATGGGGAAAGATCCATCGGCAAGACTGTCGAGATTTTCAACTCACTGACATCTCATCAACTCACTGAGAAGGAAGGCTGGCTGTTCATGCTGTGCCTGAAACTCGCCCGATCGCAATCCGGTGGTGACTTCACAGCGGACACGTTCGTTGATCTTGCCGCCTACGCCGCACTAATGGGCGAGTCGGCTGACGATGATGAGTACGACGACGATCCGCAAATGTTAGGAGTGAACACATAATGGGAATCACGAAACAGACTCAACTGGAAGAGGCTTACGGGGTCTCTGACATCAAAGAACTCGTCGGGTGCCAGTCATGCGGGGAGCTGTTCAAACCAGGCGCGACTGGAAGCATTGCTTTCTACGATGAGACTGGCGCACGAGGTGACGACCCAGTCTCCGGGATGTGTGCCACTTGCTGGGAGCTGTACGACAAGGAGAGCAGTGAATAATGAAACCTTACGCGATCTTATTCTTGCTCCTGCTGATCTACTCAGTAGCAAGTGAGATGGACTATCAGGATCAGGTGGCCGAAGACTCGCGCCGGGAGCAGGGATGGTAATTCTCGACAAGGACTTCATCACAGTCCGCAACCACCTTCGAGTCGCCTCGATGTGGTTGCGGCACCCCGAAGAACATGTACCGGAATCAGAAGTCCAGCGAAAGCTCGTGGCGGCACAGATCGAGGATCTGGCGAGAAGTATGGTTCCGTTCCCATTAGAATTCCCAATGGAGGAAGTAAACAATGACTAACAACGTAACAAGCCTAGTGTATGGCACGACTCACTCGAAAGGAGACCTGATCCGGGACTGCCGGAACCTGATCCTCGGTAGTGGAAAGATCCCCCTGATTATGGTTCGACGGGCTGGTAACGACAGCCTCCCGGAGGAGTTGCAGACCGGGAAGACTGTAGTCATCGACATCAGTCCGAGCGCAGGGCAGGAGTTGTGTATTGAATCTGACGAGATCCACTTCTTTGCAAGTTTCAAGGGGAAGTCCAGGTTCGTCACGATCCCGATCGAAGACATCCTGACAATCTACGACCAGGAGGACAAACGGGGGCTGGTGTTCGGTGGGGGCGATGTCTTACCTGGACTTCCTCCTGGAGTGGAGTTCGTGCTTATCGTTGACGGGCAACAATCGATACTCGAAAAGGATACGCTGACGGTGGAGGAAATTAAGAGCATCGACCTGACGGGGACTGAGGACTTTATGGACATGCTGAAGACCCCGGCGAGGCGACACTAAAAACTTTAGGCCATTAAAAAACCCACTCACATTTATCCCGCCGGGGAGTGAGTGGGCTTACAGTCTCATGCAACGAGCAAGCCCCATTAGTGGTTGCATCGAAAAGGCCACCCAGTAACCCGAGCACCTTGGAATCGGCATGAGCCTAGATTATATCAGGCCGGGGTTTATTTGGGCCAGTACCGACCAGCCAAGACCCCGATCGCACCGGATGCGAGGAAGACGATTATCGCATCTGACGTATCGTAAATGCTCATTAATAATGTGAGGAATCCAGCGGCCCCAAAGACCAGTGCGACGACCGCGTCGATTCGCACTTCACCACCTGAAGTAGGTTGAGGACAAGAACAAGACGAGGAAGAACAGATCCATCGTAACCAGGACCATGATCGCGAGCTTCGCAGTCAGTGGCATCGCGTCAATGAAAGCCAGAAGGATGGCGAACCAGCCTTTCATCGCCGTAGTCTCAGGTAAAGAACTCGAATGCTTGCTGGGTGACATCGATCGCCCTCCGTATCCAGCCACGACCGAAGCGGTCGAACTGAGTCGTTCGCGTGTACCGCAGGATCCGCCTGGTCGTGAAATCCCTAAGCAGATGTTTCTCTTTCACAGACTTCGCCGCTGAGACGGTCTTCGGGCCGATCCGCCCATCGATGAGCAAGTTGTGACCGTTGTCGTTAGCGGCCTTTTGCAATATCTTAATTGCAGTTCGCGACCCCTGGTTGACCGCCGTGTCGAACATTACGAGTGCGATCGAGGGCGGTAAGTCATCGCACCTGCACGTTCCCCAATACTCGTCCCGGAAGACATACATTGCCGCTTCCTTCGTTGGCGGTATGCTCTTGTCCGGACCTGAAAACAACTCAGGGTGGTGGGTTCGGGAAATACCCCAACAGGTCAACGACCCCGCGTCGTGCTCTACCTGGTGTGGCGTCCCCGCCCCCTCAAACCTCATTACAATTCCAAACGCTAGGTAAAATAAATCCATTTCGTACAGGTACACCTCACTACTTTTTGTATTCTTGCATTACCTTCTCGGCGGATCGACCGGCGACGTAACCCCCCACCCCGACCGTCATCAGCGTAAAAAGTTCTGGAGGTAGTTCCAGGACGATTGCTTGAACCCCGAACAGATTGGCGTAAGGGAAAAGAATGTAGTTGTTGACGACGATCGCGACGATACTGAGCATCAGGATCGGTCTCCAGTTACGCTGTAACCAGGATCCCTGAGCTTCAGCCAGGATGACCTTGACCTGCTGTTCGATGACCGAGGCGTCCGCTGAGATCAGGGCTTGAGTCACCTCGAAGCGAAGCTGTTCTGCCATGCCAGCGTCGGGTGCAATTTTGTCGATCACCTTACCGACAACGTCGCTGATCGGCTTGATGAGTAGGTTCCACATCAGCGTTTAATCAACGTGTCCACAATCCGGTCAATCTTTTTTTCTAGCCGCACGAGATCAT